AACCGCAAAGCCGCCGATGGGAAGAAATTCTGATTGTTGGGGATTGACCCGCTGTTGGTTTCAACCTAGTGTTGATGGCACAGCGGGTCAGTTGATTCGCACAGTAGGGAAAAGGGAGTAAGAGTTATGACTGCCAATGGAGTTGATTGGGCCAAGCCTATCGAGGCTGTGGAGAAGGCAACCGGTCGCGTGGTGCCGATGAAGTTCAGCGAGACTGTGGATATGGGGCGCACGGGAACCATGCACACGACCAGTGAATCGCCAGCGGGAAACAGCAATAACAACTGGTATCCCGATGGCCGCGACTGGTGTTCCAACGACGCATGGTTCATCCGCAACACCGTCACGCCGACTCCCGCAATCGACTGGACCAAGCCGCTGGAACTGGAAGACGGGACTCCGGTGGTGCTGGTCAGTGGTCCTGATGGTGACGGTGACTATCGGTTGATGCGCGAAGATGGTGAAAAGTTCACCGAGACTCAGACTGATTCTACGTATCGCTATTGCCACTGGAAGCAGAACGGTAACCGGATGCGTGGCGAGCAGGGCCTCCGCGTCCGCAACCGCGCAGAACCGAAGCCCGATCTGCACACCATGACAATCACCGGTATCCCCGTCCCCGAAGGCTTCGCAGAAGTGATGCAGCACACCATCGTAGGCGCAGAAATCACCGGCATCCTGATCGACGCACCGTATTCGATGCAGATCACCACGCCAAAGGGAACCTTCGAGTTCCGTCTTTCAGAAATCAAGTAACCACCAGAAGGGAGTAACGATTATGTCCAGTTTCATTCGCAATCTTCAGCGTCGCGCAGCACGGAAAAACCCTGACTACGAATCGCAGCCACAGGTCACGCAGGTTCGTGATGACGGCAGTTACCGCACACTGCGACCAACGAAGGGTTGGCTCGAAATGTCGGCCATCCGCTATCTGGCAACCATGAAGTTGGCACAGATTCTTGAAAAGGCATATGTGCCGCGCGTGTCGCGGAAGAAGCCGTCAAAGGTGTGGAAGGAAACGCAGCCCAAGCCGATGGTGCAGGGGCGCGAAACCCGGCAGCAGCTTCGCGCAGCAGCGCGCGGGTATGTGGGAGGAACGCTGTGATCACCCTGCAACAGATCACCACGTTCCTCAGGAAACACGGTATCGCTGAAACACGCTTCGGGCGTGACGTGGCGAACGATCCCCGTCTGATCGGTGACATGCGTAACTACGGAAGGGTGCCGCGCGCTGCTATGTGGCAGCGGATGCGGGATTATATGGAGAAGTATGATGGGTGACGCATGGAAGAAATACGCAGGGGACTTCAACGCAATGTCTGACAAAGCGATTGAATCCGAGTGTCAACGCGCACAGCGGCTTATCGACGAACAGGAAGACTGGCTTGAGGCTGTTGCGTCGTGGGAAGCAGCAGGCAGGCCGCGCAACAGCGGAGACAACAAATGAGGACATTTAATCTTTGCGTTGCGCTGTTTTGCGCATTCACAGCAGGACTTAGCGCCGCTTTGGGCGATACACCTGCTACCATTGCCACCGGAGCGTTCGCGATCCTCAACGGCATCTGCGCATGGAGGTCCGCATGAACAGTCCCGCACTTCCCCGCTACAGCGACACGCCGTTCATTGCTGTCAATCGACCCGGTGTCGTAGCAGCGCTGAAACACGGCATCAAGGCCACGCTGCCACCGACTGTCGATGGGACGCCGTACACACAGCGCGACATCAACGAGATGATCGACCGTGGCTGGGTGACACGGTTCCGCCAGCGGGCACACGACAAGGTGTGGTCCTATGCGCTCACCAAACAGGGTGGCGCTGTGGCCGAGGAACTGGGGTTGGTGGGAGACAGGAAATGAAGAACGCCGTTTCATTTTTCAGCAAGCGCAAAGACGGTGGTGATGAAAGTTCCGTCACTGGGTACTTCATCGTCGCTATCAAACCGCTGTTCACCGTCGTCCTTTTGCGGTTCGACGGTGGTAGCCGCGAAGCATTTCACAGTCACGCATTCAACTGTTTGTCATGGGTTTTGAAGGGTGAACTACGGGAAGAGATGCGCGATGGTCGTGTCTACCCGTTGCGGCGTTCGCTCTTTCCATTCCTCACGACGCGCAAGGACTTCCACAAGGTTTCATCTCTGACGGAACGGTCTTGGGTGCTGTCGATCAGGGGACCGTGGGCGAAGACGTGGATGGAACATCTACCACTGGAAAACCGGGATCGAACGCTGACACATGGGCGTGTCGAGGTGGTGGGATGACCCCGAACTACACAGCATTTAACTGCAACAGTGAAACTCTGTCGATCCCGGCCAGTATGACCAAGCCCGACCTCGTTCAGTTTGAACTTAGTGATGGGTTCCGCATAGCACTTATGGAAGCCGCGATACTAGAACTGAAGTGCATTAATGAATCAGCAGAAGAACGCATCGCCGCAGCACTGCTTCAGATCGAACAGGGTCTATCGACCTACGACCGCCACGAGAAACAGGCTTGTTTGAAGTCTGTGCGTGACATCTTGAAAGGGGCTAAGTGAAAATGGTTACCGGACTCATGTGTGGGGCACTTTTGTTCCTGCTGATTATGGTCACGGCGTTTGCCGTCGATCCGTTCAAGCCTTTCGATTTCACTGCTGTTTGCACCGTAATGGGAGTGTGTCTGTTTGTTGGCGGCTTCTGGGGGTGGGCCGTAGCATGATCCAATCAATCGCACGCATCGCACTGGCAGTGTTTCTGCTCGGCAGCATCATCGTGGCTCTGGTGAGACACGGCAACACCGTTCCGACTTTCCGTTTCCACGCAGGGATCTACGTTCCTGCGATGGTAGGTGAGGCGTTGCTGGTGTGGTTGGCGGGAGGATGGGGGTGATGACGAAAGACAATTGGCAGTGGTGGTCAGGCACCGACGACGAATATTTCACCAATGGACCGTTCGACACGCGCAAAGAGGCAATCGAAGCGCTCGACGGTGAAGGTGGTCACATCATCGAAGCCGAACGATACCCAATCAAGTTCAGCGCGAAACGGCTGATCGAACGTCAGTATCTCGACTGCGACGACTACTTTAGCGGTGAATATGCTGAAGCAGCACGCGCTGGCAGTGAAGATTTCGTAGCGGCTGCCGATGCTGAGTTGCAGGAATTTCTCGATTTGTGGACCGTGAAGTGGGCAGCCAGTTTCGTACAGCCGGAGATGTTTTGTCGCCAGCGCAATGCTGAGTACATTCCTGAGGATGGGGATGATGAGGGGGAACCGGAATGACCACCGCGCTTGAAGAAGGTTGGTATGCCTTCGACTATGTTGAAGAGTCGACAGAAGCCGGTCGCCGGATCGACATGGAGGGTCGCATGGGGCCTTACGGTCGCCGCAGTCTCGCCCAGTATGAGGCGGACGACTGGCACCGCAGTTACATTGCGCACTGGACTGGTACGGAATGGAGCGAAATCATCCCTACTCAGGATAGCGCCGCCCCTGCTTCCCCTCCCCTCCCCGCATCCACACCCAATCACGCATCGACAGCTTCGCAGAGGCGCTGACCAACACCGCTATCGGGTTTCTGGTTTCGCTGGTGACGTGGATCGTTGTTGCGCGGATGTATGGGATTCCCATGTCGGCGTCTACCAGTTTGAGCATAACGGCGATTTTCACCGTGGTTAGTGTTGCGCGGCAGTACATTCTCCGGCGTCTCTTTGATGGGCGGTCGCCGTGGCAGGCAATCAACGCTTGCATGTCCCGCGTTTCACGTTAGGGTTGAAACAGCAATTAGGGAGTGATTCGCGATGCGCCGTAAACTTGAACCGCCAGTGGGTGTTCGTGTGAACGTGACCCACCCTCGCCTGTCCGATGAAATGCTGTCTCGCGTCGCGGACTCTCCCGCTGGACGAAGAGCCGCAAAAGAATTGGCAGCGAGACCGTGGAAGCGCGGTTTCGCAGATAAATAGGGAGTGAGTTAGATGGCAGAAACACCGCCACCCTGTCCCGCTGGGTTTAAGCACTTCTTCTACAGCGGCCAGTGCGTCATCTGCGACACGTTGTTGCCCTGCTGCAAGAACTGCGCGTCATGCTGGACAAGTCTCTGTGCTGACGGTCGCAGCATCTACCACTGCGGCCACGGTGTCGATGACTCAAGCCTTGGTGGTGTTTCCGACACCAACCCCGAGTGGGCGAACATCAAGTACAGCCGCGAGAACCTGTTCGGCGTGATCCAAGGAAAGCCCGAACTGCCAAACACAGACTGCGAGGATCTGAGTCCTGAGTTTGGACGACGGTGCGCAGTGTTTTCATTCAGGGAGACAGCACAATGACCGATTTCGAACGCATCACCTTGATCGGTGGCCCGCACCACGGAACCGAGATGAAGTGGGACGGCGGCAACGTCGTAACGGTCCAAACCCTGCCACCCACCACGTTGCTGTCAAACGCAACACAGTCATTCCGCGAACTAATGGTCCGCAAGCACAGATACCAGCGAGACCCGGTCGAACGTGACGTGTTTCGCTTTGTTGGGGAGAATTGAGATGACTCACGGCTACGTCATCCAGATCGGCCCACCGGAGAACCCCAATTACTTCACCGGCATCAGCTACGCAGTCGAACTGAACGACGCCAAGGTGTTTCGGACGGCTCGCGGTGCCAAGGTTGCCAGCCACATCTGGCAGTACGCAGACTATGGGCGTCCGATACCGGGGACATGGTTCAAACACCGTCGCGCCGTTGCTGTGTCGCTTGTGCTTACACAGGGAGAATTATTGTGAGCATCGAGACCACCGCGCAAACATACTACGTGGTCAAGGTGTTCCTGAATCCAGCGCACGGCAACAGAGAAGGAAAGTGGGAGTGGTTGGCAGTCGATTCGGGCTATTGCTCGCACTCGGCTCTCGAATATGGTGCATTCAAATTCGAAGAAGAGCCTCCAATCACTGCTATTCGCGAGTACTCAGGTCGCCCTTGGTACTGTAGACATGACCTTGAAGTACCACCTCGCATCTTCCGCGTAACCGAGACGCACACCGTTCAGAAGGATGAAGTTCTGTGATGAACACCTACCACGATTACCCGTATCTCGATCTGCTCGACACTGTGCGCCGAACCGGCGTCTACCGTGAAGGTCGCAACGGCGGAACGTACGGACTCTTCGGCCACCAGATGCGCTTCAATCTGCGCAAGGGTTTCCCGTTGCTGACGACGAAGAAGGTTCACTGGAAGTCGGTGGCGGTTGAACTGCTATGGTTTCTGCGGGGCGACACGAATGTCGAATATCTGCAAGAGCGTGGCGTGACGATCTGGAACGAATGGGCCAATGAAGACGGTGAACTGGGACCGGTCTATGGCGCTCAGTGGCGCAACTGGGAAGGTCCGACAAGATGGGTTGGCGGCTATATGGCACCGGGCCATATGTTCGACCAGATCCGCAACGTCGTCGAAGCGCTGAAGCGCGACCCCTACTCCCGCCGACACATCGTGACCGCGTGGAATCCGGCTCAGATCGACGATATGAAGTTGCCACCGTGTCACTGCTTGTTCCAGTTCTTCGTCAGCGACGGGCGACTGTCGTGCCAACTCTACCAGCGTTCGGCTGACGTGTTCCTTGGGATTCCGTTCAACATCGCTAGTTACGCGCTGCTGACGCATCTGGTGGCAGCAGACGTGGGACTGGAAGTCGGTGACTTTGTGCATTCGTTTGGGGATTGCCACTTATACGCCAACCATGTCGAACAGGCGATTGAGCAGTGCGGCCGCAACCCGTTGCCGTCGCCCACGTTGGTGGTGAACAGCGAGGGTAAGTCGATCCTCGACGGCAGTTACGAGTGGACGGATTTCACACTGGAAGGCTACGAGCCGCATCCGGCGATCAAGGCAGAGGTAAGTGTATGACGACCTTTAACGAAGTCTCAGCAGCCCTTCAGGAAAAACGCCTCGCTCAATGCAAGGCAGAGGCTTGCAGGATCGCTGACAAATGTGTTCCGAGATACCGAAACGGGCGCACAAGTTACTCATGCTACAGCACTACAGCGCAACTCTGGCAGGCAGCATGGGACGGCGCAATCGAGGCAATGGATTATGACAGCGACCAGTTCAAAATCTCCGCGACCCTACAGGATTCTTGACGAAATGCTGTGGCGGGTAGACCCAGAAATCGACGCTCTGCGGAAACTCCCATTCTGGAAAGAGTTTCACCGCGAGTCAGGGAAACGCGGACTCTGCGTTGATCGGCCACAGAAGGTCGGGCGACAGTGCGTCTGTGTTGCGTTCACGCCCCAGAAGACCGACCAAGGTGGATGGGTGTGTTACGAACTGTCGCGCGGTGAAGGGAAGACACCCTTGGCAGCGATGGAGGACGCCTACCGTAAATCGGGACGGTGCGACGCCGAACTCGATACGCTGTGGGAGAAGGTCTGTGGTCGCTGGGTTGAGCCAGTGGACGATTTTGCAGCGCTTTTCGATTGACGGTGTTGCTGTTTCAACTTAAGGTTGATGGGTAACACGAAGGGAGTGATTCTGATATGACCACCACCGACACCGAAGTTGTGGAACTGAAGCCGTGCCCGTTTTGCCAGCAACCATTGTCTGTCACCACCCGTATCAACCCAACCGCCCGCTGTGACACAGAAGGATGCTGGGTGCATGAAAGCAAGTTCGCAATACCAGTTGACAGCCCACTTATGGTTGCCCGCTGGAACACCCGCGCCCTGACCCCTGCACAAGCAGCGGGGCCGGTGTTGCTGGAGGCCGCAAAAGCATTGATAAAGCGTGTGGAGAATTACAAGTCAGGCGTAATCCGCGTTTCAGGAACGCATGAGTGCCGCGCCCTTCATCACGCCATCACCCAAGCAGAAGGGCCGCAAGCATGAACAGTAATTCATGGTCCGACGATGGCGTCGGGTGTCTTGCCCTGCTGGCTTTCATGGCAGGCTTCTTCCTGTGCGCTTGGTGGTATGGGATCGTATGATGGAAAGGACCGCAGGCATGAGCGAGGAATCTATGGAACTGGCAGGCCGTGTCGTGCTTGCAAACGCAGGGGGTGGACCAGACGCAGCCGCCGCAGTCATCGCAGCCGCTATGGCAGCAGACAAAGATGAGATTGCCAAATTAAGGCGGGAACTCGCAACCACGCGGTTGAGTGGCGTTCTTGATTGGCTTGCAGAAGACGGAGAACGCGCGCTCGATCTGAAAGCCGAACTTGGGGTGGAAGGTTTAGCCAGACTTCGCCAAGCCTTGGAGACACCCCATGCAGGATGAACATAACGTGCGGGAGGTGCTGGAAGGGGCGTTCGTCGCGATTCATGGCTGGCGAAAGCGTGAGAAGTCTCCCGGATATTGGGAACATCACCCTCTTTGGTTCCGCTTCCGGCGCTTCCTCGCCGCCGAAGCCTACCTAGACGCGGCGATGATGCTCATTCCGAGCGAGCACTGGGGTTACCAGATCATGCCGTTTTTCTGCGTCCTACGACACCCTGAGAAGCGTGAAGGTGACGTAGAAGCGCACGGCACACACCCCGCCATCGCCCTAGCCACCGCCGCCCTGAAAGCAAAGGAAATGCCATGACCGACAAGCCAGACTACATGCAGAAGGTGCGGGATGATTTAGGCGCGGGCGGCAACCCGGTGGCGGTTCTTCTGTTAGCCCACACCCTCGAAGCCCTCGACACCGAACGCGAAAGCTCAATTGGGTGGGCATCACAATTCCGGCGAGAAGTTGAGAGCCATGAGGAGACGAAGGCAGAGTTGCAGGCGTTGCGGGAACGTGTGGCGCAGATATGCAAAAATTGGGTTATGACACCCGGCGCTGAAATTCTTGAAAGCCTGCGCTCTCTACTCCCCGCACCCGATCCGTTGGTGCAGGCAGTAAAGGAATGCGGCTATGCAACGCTCGACCAGATCGAGCCAGAGTTTGCAGCAGACCTACGCGCAGCCCTCACCCGCCACGGCCTGACAATCTCAGCCATCGGAGGCAAGCAATGACACCAATCGGATTATCAGGTTTCGCCAAATCGGGCAAAACCACCGCCGCCGAATACCTGCAACGCGAATACGGTTGCACGCGGCTGCACATCGCAGATACGCTTAGGTCGATGCTGAACGTCCTTCTGGGCGATCTTGGCCTGACGTTTGCCGAATCCAAACGCTACCTCGAAGGCGACCTGAAGGAAGCCGTCATCCCCGAACTAGGCGTCACGTCGCGCCACGCACAGATCAGCCTTGGAACCGAGTGGGGCCGCAACCATATCCACCCCGACCTGTGGCAGCGTTGCTGGGAAGCGCGGGCAGCGCGTCTACCATCTGGCCTTGCCATGAACGACTCGGTCCGCTTCCCCAACGAGGAAGCAGGCATCCGTAACCGCAACGGCATCACGATTATGATCGTGCGGCCCGGTGTCGGCCCTGCTGCGTTTAAGGGTCGCGTTGGTCGCTGGCTCTACCAGACATTCGGCGTGATGTGGGGCGTCCACGATTCCGAGCGCGTGGATCGGTTGAACCCCGACTTCGTGATCCACAACACAGGGTCGCTGGATGACCTGTATCGCATGATCGACCGGGTTATGGAGATGTGGGACAGTGAGCGCAAACATGGTTGGTACGCCATTGAAGCCCGAATAGGCACCACCGCCGGCCCTACGGTAATTCGACCAGAGATGTTGCGTTGAGCGGCGTTTCACCTTTATAGTGACCCACCAACTAGGGAGCAACGCAGTGACCAATCTGGCAGAAGCGCCGCCACTACCCGACTATCGCTTCGGGCAACTTATCAAAGGCGAGTTCTTTGCATATGGGCGCGGACTCACCATTAACCCGACACACCTGCCATCGGCGCTGGACGCCATGTTGCGCGATGGTTGGGATCTGCATTCGATCTTCGGCAAGACCGACTCCGCCGAAATAGGCTTCATCTTCAAAAGGATTAACGATGCAAATTGACATCGACGACGTGCGCAACGCAGTGGCAGATGAACTGGAAAAGGTCGGCCACGGCAACAACCTTTTCGTCCGCAGCGTTCGTGAAGGTGGTCAGGACGACGGGCCGTTTATGCGCGGCGCTTTTGCTGTGCTGGATCTGATTGAGCGCCGCAACATCGCACCACTGGAATCCGATGACATCCTTTGAGCAGATGTACCGCGACCACCATCGCGCTGTCGCCCGTTGGCTCGGGTGGCGGTTTGGCGATGACATCGTGGACGACGCGGTGCAGGAGACGTTTTTGCAGGCTTGGCGCTTGCGAGAACGAATCGCAGCAGTGGAAAACATTCGCCCGTGGTTGATCGGCATTGCCAAGCGTGTCGCTGGTCACATGATTCGCGCAGCCGGTGCCCTGTGTCGGGGTGGCGCTGTCTCCGATCTTCAGTGGTCCGAGGAAAGCGACCATAGGGCTGAACCGCCACCGCAAGGTCTGGCGCTCTATGTCGAGCAGTTGCGCTGCCACTTCGGACATCTCGGCCCAACGCAGCGCGAGGCGCTGACCGCACTGGCAGACGGCGAAACAGCGCAAGAGTTCGCACAGCGCACCGGTCGCAGCCAGCAGGGCGTCAGTGATGCAGTTAGACTGGGGCGACGGCGGTTGCGTGAGCGACTGGGTGACGATTTTCCTTTCGTCGTGGCTTGACGGCGACACGACTCAACCATAAGGTGATTCACATGGAACATGGTGATAGTGACACAGACTCAGGGCCGATCCTGCTAAGCGAAGAAGAGTGGCACGATGTCGTGTCGGATGTTTTTGAAGACATCTTCGAGCAGCATGGGCTGGGCAACGCTGTCGGCATGTTCCTCGCAACACTCGGCCAGTGGGCCGTTGAGACTGCCACGGTTCCGCAGTTGGCATTGTCGATGAGTGGCTGCTTGGATGTGGCTACGGACATGATGAACGCTGCGGAACCGGTGACGGTTAACTAGGGAGACTGTTTATGTTTGATGATGAAGATGACGATGCACCGGGCGCGGGTCACAACTCTGCTGCCGACCAGCGGTTGCTGTTGTTTGTGGAGCGGTACGAGACTCTTGCAGAAGAGAAGAAGGGTATCACTGACGACCAGAAGGATGTCGTGTCCGAACTGAAGGCTGTCGGCTACTGCCCCAAGGCGTTCAAGCAGATCATCCGCGACCGGAAGAAGAGCCGTGACGATCTGGCAGCCGAGCGTGCCATGTATGACGGCATGGCCTGCGCAATCGGTTTGATGTTCGAATGACCCGCCGGACCCCGCCACTGTGCGTCGATTGTCGCCATCATGGTGTCACCGCCGTAGCGCGCGACACCTGCAAGCGCAAGTCGCCCATGACCAACAGCGTCACAGGCGAATCGTTCTGGCCGACATGCAAGAGTGAGCGCCGCCCCGGTATCTGGGGTCGCGTAATATTCGGCGGCAGTTGCGGGGAAGTAGGTCGCTATTTTGAGCCGCGACGCGGTGGCGCGGTACAGTTTCGCTGGGAGACGCCGACCAGTGGCGAAGACTGACTCCATCGAAGACCTGCTCCGCTCAACACGGATGCACTACGGCCACATCCAGTTGTTTCGCGACGACCAAGGCTGGCAGGCATCGGTGTATCACTACGAGCCGAAGCGGTTGACGCACGATGGTCGTGTGATGGATGACCCCGTCGCTGCGTTGCGGGCTGCACTGATCGAGGATGAGCGTCGCACGAAGGATCTGGAACGGCGTTACGCTGGGTCGGTGAAGGTGGGTGACGGTGAGCGGGCACAGAAGGTGCGCGATGCTGTGGCTGATCTGAGTGGTGGTGACGATTTTGAAGGGATGTTTGAGTGATAGAACTACCAGAAGGTCCGTTCGGCTGCATCAACGCAGATCCGGCGTGGCAGTGGACGAACTATTCAGGTAAAGGTTCTGCGCCTCATCGCACCGAAGAAGAGCCGTATCCCACAATGACGCTCGACGAAATGAAGCAGATACCCGTGGCAGACGCGGCAGCGAAGGATTGCCTTCTGCATATGTGGGTAATTGGCAGCCATATTGATCAGGCGCTTGAGTTGGCGCGACACTGGGGCTTCACTTTCAAGAGTGACGGCTTTGTCTGGGTTAAGACCGGCAAGCACGATCCCAATGTGCGCCCAATCACGATGGGCAAGTGGGTGCGGAAACAGGTCGAATATGGTTTCATTTTCACCCGTGGGAAGCCGAAGCGCTTAGACGCTGGTGTGCGGCAACTACTTGAGACCGGCGACCAAGTGATCTACGCACCTCGTCGAGAACACAGCCGCAAACCCGACGAAGTTTTCGAGCGCCTTGAGCGACTCGTTGGTGGGCCATATCTCGAAATGTTCGCTCGCAAGCACCGTCCCGGTTGGGACGTATGGGGCAACGAGACGACCAAGTTCGATGGTCTCCTACCAGCCCGCGCCGCAACCCCCGACAACTTCGACTCCCTATTCGGTTAACCTTTGTGTAACCGACGCTGACCGTCAGATGGATCGACGCGGACGCCAGTAAATGATGTCGCGCTCGACGCCGTCAACATCGACCCACCGATCCACGTAGTCGCCCTCAGCGTAATATGTGACTTCCACCGCGTCGCCGGTCGATGTGAGTCCTTCGACGATCTTCATGGTGAATCCGCAGGTGTTTACGGTCTCGTTGTACCAGTCGCAGTCGATGAACGTCAGCGTGTCGAGGGTGTACCAGTCTTCGGTTTGGGTGGTGGTCATACGAGCATCTCAGGCGTAACCGTGGATCTGGCGACTTCGCCAAATTCAGAGTGGTAGGTGATGGCGAGCATCTGCCGGTCGCTGTGCCACCCGCCACGGGCCGCATAGGCGTCACGGGCTGCCAGTGTGCTGTGCTGCACGACCTTGACGCCAGCGTGTTCCTTCTCTTCTACGTGATGGCGATGCCCAACGTGGATGAACCGCTTCGAAGTCTGACCCCAGATTTCCGGGTACGACGCCGCGAAGTGGAGCGGCAATCCGTCGTTCTTCTTCATGTGACCGTGGTGGAATCCCAGCATCACTTTTCCGTGTTGATGAACGTAATAGGGTAGGATGCTCTGGTCCACAGTTACGCGAGGCTCATTTTCATAGAGCGCCGTGAACATGATTTGCAGCCAAACCGACGAAGATAAATCGTGGTTCCCCTGACAAATCAACAACTTCACTTCGTCGTGGCTCGCCAGCGCCATATCGACAACGCGGCGAAGAATCCGCACTGCGACTGCCACCACTTTGGGGAAGCGGCTGTCGGCGTCGAGCAGGTGGCGGTTCGTCGGAGTGACAGCCTCGAAGGAGTCGAAGTGGAGGAAGTCACCGAGTTGGTTGACAACGGCGGTCTGCGCTTTCGGTGACGTGGCAATCATATGGGAAAACGCGTCTACCAAGGTCTTCTCAGCGATTGCCAGATCCCAGTCAGCGCCAGTTTCAGCACCCCATGCCAACATGCCGACGTGGTAGTCAGTGATCGTGAACAGGTTGCAGAGTTTGTCGTTGCCGTGGTGCGGCGCGCTGACGGGCGCGAGACGAGGGATTTCCGCAGACAGCGCATCAGCCGCAGCACGCAACAGTTCTTCGCGCCGCTGCTCATCCAGTTTCGTCTTAACCCACTGGCCGCGAGGCTTGCCTTCCTTATCGAAATAAGTACTTACTCCTTTCACCACGTAGGGTTCAGGCGCAGTCTTGGTCATGTGGTGTTCGGGGGAGAAGCCCTGCACAGCAGCTTTGCGACGCAGGTTTTTCAGTGCCCCTGATATAGTGCCACGGGAAACACCGAGATGGGCAGCAGCGGAACGATGACCGCCAAGATTCAATATCGCGTCTATAAACTCAATCTGTCGAGGGGTCGCCCACGGGCGCAGCGCTTCAAGGTCATTCAGGTCGCTCATAGACTGTCTGCTGCTGTTGAAGATTCTGGACGGCCTTCTGCATGTCAGTATTCGCATCGACTTGCAGTTTCAGGAGAAACCCAAGGACGGCGAGAATGACAGCGAAGCCTGTTGTGCCAGCCCAAGCGAGGATCTTTTTGATGTCCCCGGTTTCAGACTTCACATTGGAAATGTTTTCTTCGAGGCGCTTGTAACGCTCGGCACATATGTCTTCGTGTCCATCGACACGCATCTCAACTTTTCGAGCAAGGTCAAGGGCTTCTCGCGCAACGTGCGACGCAGTTTCATTCACTTGGCAGCCTCGCCTCGACAAATCAGGATAATGGGTTCAAGTTCACCCAATCGCGCGTCACGCAGCATCCGGCCAGCGGCGATCAGCGCATAGCGCTCCGCTGCGTCTGCTGCCTGCTTCAGCGCTTCTGGTGTGTCAGGGTAGTTGGGAGCGCCGTCGAGCGCCGCAGGGACGCATTGCACCGCCACTGGTCGATCCACAAACACGGTGCGGACGACAGGTTCCGGTGTTTTGCCTGCGCAACCGGTGAGTGCGAGGGCTGCGAGTGTGACCTTCAGTCCGTGCCAAGCCTCCATCACTTCAAGCCCTCCAACACCTTGGCATCCACGTCACGGATGCGCTCTTCCAGAGTGTCGCCTTTGATCGGCGTGTGCAGCAGAAGGTCGGCCTTGCGCTGCGCGATACGGGTTTCCTTCTTCGCTTCCACCAGTGCAGCGTTCGCCGCTGCGAGACGCTTGGTCGATTCGGCGCTGACCGTGGCAATCGCGATGTTCTGGTCGCTGATCGCACCTTCAAGGCGCTTCTCGTTATCCTGTGCGATGATGAGACTGGTCTTGGTGGCTTCCAGATCACGAAGCAGGCCGTTCGTTTCGTGGTTCAGCGTGACGACTTTTGCCATGAGGCCGAGCGACAGCGCAGCGAATGCGAACGTGCCGACTTTCCACGGCGTCGGAATTGCTGAGAACATCACTGCCAGACTCCTGCTTGAAGCGCCTTCTGGAACTCGACAGCGTAACCGGCGATCAGGTCTGCGCGATCCATGCCGTTGATGACGCGACGACACTCGCGGAACTGTGACGCCACCGCAGAGCCGCTCTTTGGCAGGTAGTGGCGGAACGCCTTGCCGGTGAACCATCCCTCGCTGCAACCGCGCACCATGATGTCAGCGGCGTGTTTCGGGTTCAGCGCCAGATCCGGCGTGTTGATGAAGTTGACCCCCAACTTGTCAGAGGCTTTTTTGTAATTGGTGAACCCTGTGATCTGGACGTAGCCTCGACCAGCAAACAGAATGCCGTCACCATCGGCGGCAGGGGTGTTGCCGAGCGCAGCAGCGAGACGACCGGTGTCGTACTTCGCAAAATACTTCGGCCCGCCAAATTCCTTGACGGGCTGCATGGTATGTCCGGTTTCGTGGTATGCCGTGGCAAGGCCGTATGCTGCAAATGGCAACGACCACTCTGCTGCCGAGAATGCATCCAGCAACGTGTTGCAGCCGTCAACTTCGGCGCGGGAGAGGTCGGGACCAAGCATGTGGCCTACACGCAGACGCTGGAAGAACGGACGAGGGTCGGCCAGTTTCATTCCACAGTCCCCTTGATCTTGCCCCACTCGCGCACCGCAAAAGCAGCAGTCGCGGCAGTCACATAAGCTGCCAGTGCGGTCATGTCGGGGACTTCCCACTTGTAGAGCGGGATCACCACACCGTTGACGATCAGCGTCCCGGCAATCCCGACGCAGGTGAGAGGTCGCCACCACTTACGGACAAGGCACAGAGCCATTTCTTGCAAGGTGAGAACTTTCGATAGCAGCGACATAGTTTCACCTTGCGTGTGGTGGTTCACCATTTAAGTGACGCCTATCACAACAGCACGGTCACGTCAAACCGGCGAGGCTCAACGTGATGATAGCAGACCCTGCCGAAACGGAGACATTCTGTGCCCCATTGGCGATACGTCTCATGGCGCAACCCCACCAGCAGCCACCATTGATGCTGAACCTGCGAGAGTCGTCAGCGACGCACCACCAGCGTTGATATTCGCCGCGATGCGAACGTCATAGTCACCGGCAGGCAATCCACTGATAGACTGATCCACGGTGATGGTGCCGAACACAGACTCGCTGCTTTCTTCGTCGAACGATGCAGGGGTGCCCACCACGGCAGAAGCAAAGTCAACCCAGTTCCCGCTTCCAGCCACAGAATACTGCCACTTGGCGTTCATGCGCCGCGCACCCGAACCGTTAATTTCGTATGTGAGGTCAGCAGAACCGGTCAAAGTGTCGCCCGCATAGAGTGACATTGAAGGCTCCGACGTGAGCGCATTATAGGAGGTCTGGAAGATCAGGTTAAACGAACTCCAACCGACAGTTCGAGGGAACTCACCAGTGCCGCCGCTGCCCCCGGTGCCAGTGCCGCCCGATTCACCTGTGCCGCCCGAACCATCGGAGAACACGTTGATGTCGGTGTATTGCAGCGATTCAAAGCCGTCGCGCTCCGAACTGACCCGGATAAAGGCGTTCGTGTTACCAGCGAAAGCAGACGCGGCAATATCGTAACTAGTGCCCGTGAGACCGCTCAACGTGGTGATGACCGTTCCCGCGCTGGTCAGCAGCGTGATCTTGGTTGTCTGTCCCGGTTCAGGTGACACATTTGCGTCGTCCCAGTAAACCACCTGACTGTTTTCCATCGTGCGGTTACGGTTCGACCATGTGACTGGAATCGGGTCGAGGCCGTCGATGTCGATGGACATGAACGATTCGCCGTCAACCTTCACGTTCGCTGGTCGCAGCGGGTAGTGGGGGCGACCGTTCAGCGTGCCTTCCAGATTCGGCGCACTGTCAACGGGCAGGATGCCACCAACGGTGCGGGGCAGCAGTTTATAGGTGACTTCTTCAGCGTCAGAGCGGATTAGCAAGTCGCTGACGGCGCTGGCGATGTCGATGAAGTAGACCGGCGTCCCAGTGTCCCATGCGCGAGGAACGGTGTCGAGGATGCCGCGCTTCAGCGTGTAACTGTTGCCGGTAACTTCTGCGATCAGGGCAATCTCGGTTTCTTCGTCACTGAGACTGTCGCCACCAATGAAGGCGAACACGTTCTGGTTCGGACGAATTTGACCGGTGAAACCTGAGAAGCCGACAAATTCCGTGGTCGCTTCACGTTCCAGCGCAGTGGTGAGAACGGCGTGACCCGCGACAGTGTTGGTGGTCAGCGATGCATCGAACGTCGTGCCGTCAACTGCCACCCGCTGCCCGTAGATGTCATAGGCAATCGCGTTTGCAGACGATGCCAGCACCCCAGCAATGACTTCCGGGTATTCAATGTCTGCCAGTCCGGTGGTCACGGTTGGCAGGTAGTTAGCAGCGAAGAACGCAGGAACGGTGATGATCTTGGCGTCTTCAATGGGATACGGAGTCGTATCGTCGTCCTGCCACTCGGATGACGGCGGTGCGCTGTAGTCCGTGGTCGCATACGAGAAGATGTCTTCGATCAGGCTGGCAGTGATTTTTGGGTCACCCGGCCTGCCATAGTCCACCGGCCCAACGCGCATTGGCACAGCGTTGAGTCCATATTCCGGCCACGTCACCTTAACCACGTCACCGGGCAACAAGTCCCACGCAGTCCGGTCCAGTTCGACTTCGCAACTGGCAAGCGGTGTCGAAGATGTCCGAAGGTCACGGGCTGCGACGGCCATCGCAAGCGCTGAACTGCGGATGCCGTAGTAATTGCGGCTATCTGAAACAGGTCCGCCCTGCGCCGCGATTGCAGCGTTGTCTTGGATGGTGACAGTTTCTTCCTGTTCGTTCTCAGGGTTCGTCCACGTAACCACGATTTCGTTGGTGATTTCGCCCCATGCGATACGGCTGAACTTGCTCATTTTGGCGCGTGCTGGGGTGACTTCCCGCAGATCCGCCAGATTGTAATCGCCGCGAATGAGTTTCAGCGTGATAAGGCCATTGCGCGGATTGACGAACACCACTGCCTGAATGTGGTCGAGGATTTCACTGACGAACGCTTCAATGGTAGTCTGGTTCGTCCATGCGAGGGACAGACCGAAGCCTTCCAGCAGCAGCGTCACAGCGGCGTTTTCGAATGTGCCCGTGTCGATAATGGTCGAAGACGCACCCATGCCCCAGTCGCTGTTCGTCAGACACTCGTAGATGATGTGCGACGGGTTGGCGTCGGGACCAGTCGAGAGTTGCGTGAACTGCTGGTAAGAGCGCGTCAAGGTGTTGCTGGAACCGGTGAAGTATGCGGTGCTTCCGGCGCGCGGCGCGGGGTTGCTGAAGCGCACACCCAAACCGCCAACTTCGTCAATCCAACCTGAACCGTTGTGCGTCTCGTTGCCGGGGTTCGTGATTGGTTGTGGCAGCCCACCAATCGTCATGGAGATGTCGTCAATGTAGCCGTCGTTCACGCTACCCGTCTGCTTCTGCATTTCCATGTAGATGCGGATAGCGTAGGTGTTCGATGGAATGGTGCTGTTCAGCGTCCGCTCGGTCCACACCATCGGCGTCGTTGCGATCAGCGGTGCCCATTCAATGTCGTCAATCGCTTCGCCGGTTTCGTTGAAGTATTGAATCCCCATGCGCGCTTGGTCGTCGGGGTTGATACCCTCCTCGTAGGCGGACTGCCACCAAGTCAGTGCTACCGCCGAACCGGGCGTGAAATCGACAAGCCCACTGCTGCCGAGACGGGGAATCATAGCTGTGTTCGGATTTAGACCTTTGGGGGCGCGCTTCACACCGACCCACAGATCCTTCATGTAGGGGTTATTTGACACCCATGCAAAACCGCTCGTGCTAAACGAAGAAAACGCACCCCCTTTAAATATGCCCCCAAGTGCGCCACCAAAGGGACCGTCGTAACTACCGCCAGTGAAGAACAGCGACGCCACACCCCTGAAACCGGGACAATCAGCACCCGATGCGCGGCCCAGTTTCTGTGCGAGAATGTCGGGCAACACTTGATCTGGGTTGCCGGGGAGATACGTTACGGTGCCCCGAACGCCGCCTTCCTTCTTCTCGCCGCCGAAAAGAGAAGGTAGATTGATGCTGATAGCGCCCGGTTCGTCTTGCTCACCAGCCCACGCCAGTTTCTCACCAACATAGATTGCGGTCAGCGCATCGACTTCGCTGCACAGGCCAACGTGCATCGACATAAGGTATTCGTTTACCTCAAACTCGCCGCCGCCTTTACCTTTACCCATCTAGGTTTTCCCGTTCGATTTTGCGCTGCACCACCTGTTCGGCCAGCGCGTCGCCTGTCGCGAGCAGCGCCTCAGAGTCGATGCCGTTCTTCAGGAAGTCACGGAAGTCGAGGTCGTATTCGCGGAACCACGTTCGTGCCCCAGCAACACAGTGACCAGCATTGCGAATGTCGGTGATGGTGATAAGCATCACACTTTGACCTTGTAGGTGCGGATGGATTTATCGCCGTACCAAAGGACGTTTGGCCCCTTGATGATCTTGGAACCGAAGATAACCTGCACCGGGATACCGGCCTCAGCAGTCGGGTTCTCAAGTTCCTTTGCTGCCTCTGGCTTGGGAGCCTTGGGCTTGGGCATGATGATGTATGCCGCGATCTGGACCGCGACAGAAATCGCCAGCGCTATGAGCCAACCTGCAACCATTTGGTCGTCCTATCACTATTCGGTTGACAAGGGAAGGTTGTTGGGTCACTTCAACAGCGTGTTGAAACTAGGGAGTGATTCGAATGCGCAGCGTTACTGACGAAGTTCTGGAAATCGTCCGCGAGATGCCGGGTGTCACATCCGGCCAGATCATCGAACTCATGCCACACATCACAAAGAAGCAGAGCGTCTACGCGGCGCTGAACAGCCAGTATCTGCGTGGCGTGATTGCTCGCGACACTGCGCCGCCAGAGGGGAAAGGTCGCCCTGCATTTGCGTGGAAGATGAACCCCGACCCTGCGCAGAAGCCGCCAGTGCGTTCGGTCAGCAGTGGAACTTCGCAGAAGATCGTCGATACCACGGTGACATCGCTCCGCGCCCAGATCGCAGAACTGGAAGCGTGGAAGGCCGATGCGATTGGTCGGTATCCCGATCTGGCAGTTGATGCGATTGTGCTGAAGGCGCGCAGCATCGTTGCTGCGGAACTGCACGACGGTGGTGATTTTGTCGGCTCTGAGGTAGTTCTCGCGGGACACCGAGACACAGTTTTGGCGATGCGGTTGATGATCCGCGCTTTGGAAGGGGAGTTTGCGTGATGAGCGGTGGTTGCATTTTCTGCGGGGCTGACATTGTAGCAGAACTCAGACTCAAACAGCAGATGGTTCACCAGCCCTACATCAAAGCGATGTACGGGGACGTGGCCGATTGGGCCTACCCGATGCACGCTGACCTGATTGTGGAAACCGCACTGAAGAAGGCTGCGCGAACGATCAAACAAATGGATCACGACAAAGCGTGGTGTTCCTCTGACGTGGAAGAAGCGTTGAGGCTTTTGCGTGCGGCTGTCGAGGCTATGAATCCTCAATAATAATTCTGCGTCTGCCCAAACGGGTTCTTCGTAGGAATCCACGGCTGTCCACCAAAGTCATTGATGTTGTTGTGCAGATCCGCGCAGTCCGTCATCTGGTGGTTGCAGCCGAGGATCACCTTCAAGGTGTCACCTGCTTCCATTGCCGGGATAGGCCCGCCAATCGTCAGCGTATTGGCAGCGGTGTTCACCTTCAGGATCGCACGACGCTCAAAAGAACCTTGACCGTTCGGCCACTCGACCAGTCCGTTGACAAACTTCGCCTTGTCTCGCGTTCCGTTCCAACCAGTTGGCAGCGTAACAATGGAGCCTGTGACAGCAGACACCGTGGTCGTCTGCGTCGCAGCAACCTTGCTGGCACGGCATCCACCGCTGGCGTCACCCATATACAGAGCGTGAGGACAACCATACTGCCAGTGACGGCGCAACCCGGTTCGCATCATCGACGTTGACACCGGCTCACAGGAGAGGGTTGCGATGCTGTCTTCCCACCCGCAACCCAGCACCCTGCCCGTCCAGATCACCTTGAACTCTTGGTCGGGGTCACCGACGTGACCGGTTCGTATGACCAGCGTCACAGGTTGCGTGGGAGGATAGACGCGGAACAATTCGGCAATCGGTGACAGCGAGTCTACTTCAATGGACAGCGACGACTTGTCGAGCGTTCCTGAGGAATTGATGGCACCGCGTCGGATTGTCACGGGCTGGTAGGCGACACCTTCGAATGTTACAGGAATCTCGCAATCGACGAAATAATATTTCTCGTTTGCACCCTCACCGTAAACAAAGGAATAAAGGTCAATCGGCTCGCCGTGGAAGATCGACTCTTCGTAGGTTTCGAAACTCATTGTGGGTGGTCCTTAGGTTGCTGGGGTTGCGGTTAGGCTATCAAAGGATAGTTGACCACCGTAGACAGAAATTCGCTTGGCGTGACCACATCAATGACGCCAGCGTAGTATCTGTCCGCGACGTAGGCGAGGAACGCTGAGTATGCAGCAAACGCGGTGTCAATCGACTGCGTGGGTGTCGTCTTCATGATGTGGGTATACATGTTCATTGACTCACCCTTTGCGATGCAGTCGTCTAACCACGCACTCATGATTGCGTTCGTTTTCAGAATTGCTTGGCCAGTGCCACCACTGAAGCCGCCTGCGTCATAACTGCCCATGCGAAGCAAACTCTGGCGTCCCAAAGATGACAGACAGAAGGACGGCTTTCGAAACTCACGTTGAGCGCGAAAACCAAGTGATGCTGCTATGGCATCGACAGCGTTGTTCCGGGAATTGAATGGATACATGATCCAGTCGAGCGCGCGAGTATAACCGTTGTCGATCAGCGACTGTCGCCCATCCAGCATACTCTGTCTGCACTGCGCCTCTGTCAGAGTCACATGGTTAAGGTGGCCAGCACCACCTTGCGTTATGATGTCCCAACCATCGCCATAAAGTTGATCATGCGCGGCCTTCACGCCATTAGGGTCCACAGCGGGTGCGACCTTGTCGGCGTCTTGCGCAATGTACCCACGTAGCCCGTAACGACGAAACAGTTCGCGCGTTTTCCCAAGCATCGCGCCACCATCAACATTCGGATTAATATCAGGTACGCCGTCAAAGCCGAGCATCACCGTTGGACGACCCTTGCCGTTTACCGCCACCATGTCGATGTCGAACCATCTCTGGTCCAACGGCGTAGATGCGTCAGGAACATACTCAATTTGGAGATACTCAATCTCAGCAGCATCAGGTGTCCCGGTCACCACCCAATCAATCCCAAGTGGGACTGCCTGAGAATATACCTTACCGGAAGGCATGATCGTGAGTGGAAACCATGAACCATAAATCAAATTGCCAGACACAAGGGTAGCCTTGCGCATGTTGGCAGGATTTGTTGTCGAGGGTGGGTCAGAAGGCGTGTCGGACGAATACGCGATATTCAAAGTGGGTGCCCCAGCACTAGGCTCTGGCAGGAACAGCCATATTTCGATTTTTCCAGTCAGTGCAGTCACTGGTACTTTCGTGTAAATCCGCCCCGTCGTTGTGCTAGTGGCAGAGATACGCATGACTGGCGAACCGGGACGACGAGCGTTGGTCAAGCTGACAGCACGATTGATCGCCCCCGCAAAGTTCCAGCCGCCCGCCGTAAAGCTGCTACCATTGCCATCGGCACCTTGTCGCAGGCATCGCGACCGCGCTGGGACAAGGTAGTCCTTCTGTTCGCGGTTTAGAGCGAGGTCGAAAACTTTTGCCCGCGCCGTGCGATCCCCAATCGCATCGACAACGTCTGCATCCAAAACCCGAGTACCCATAATCAACTCTCCACAATGAAGTAATCACCGTCGCCATCGACGAGGTAATCACCGCCATACAACAGGAAACTATAACCGGCAGGCAACGGTGGCAGACCGCCACCGGGAACATCGATAACCGGATCTTCGGCGTCATTGCCAAACGTCAGCGCGTCCCACAAGCTATTGTTGATCAGGTTATCGACAGCACTCAACCCCAGCGCTTCAACGTCACCGAACGGTAGCGCCACGTTGGTCGCAAAGTCGAGCGCTTCAAGCACCCGCTGACTCTCTTCGCCCCAGTTGTCCATGACCCAGTTGGCAGCGCCATCGAGTGACGCATAGTCCTGCTCATCGGAACCATAGGTGACCGTCACCGTGCGGGTCTGCCACTGCGCTACGCTGTCGGACAGGTATTCCAGAGTCACTTCGTCGCTGGCGAACCGCGCCATGCTCATCCAACTTACCTTGGCGATGAGACTGGCAGGAATCACCGTCGTCACCGCAGCAGAAAGCGTCAGGGCAGAATTGCCACCCGAAGCAATGATGCTGTTGAACTTGCGATACACCCGGCGACCGTCGCGCAGATACAGCGCAACCCCGCGATATATTTCGCTGGTGCCATAGTCGTTTGCTGCGGCGGTGCCTGCGACGGTGAGCGTGGTAGCGCCGCTGGTGACATCGGCCACAACGGTGAGGTCTTCAGTGCCGGTGGGCATCCAGAACTGGCCGCACTGACCCTTTTGGCGCTCGATGAAGCGCTGCATGTAGTCGATCTGGTAGGGATCATGCCGCAACACAGTGGCAGTTTGACCAACCTTGCCGAAGTCAACGGGTCGATGGGTGGTGATGACACCACGGTCAAAGTCCACGTTTTCGATCTGCCACGAATACTCGGCGGCGACGGACTCACCCCAGTTCCACGGAAACGAGAAGACTTCCTTGCCGTCCACCACATAGGGGAAGAACAGGTTGTCGCTGTTTGGCACCGAACCGGGAGTCACATCGTAACTGACCTGAACGCTGACGGTGTTGCTGGTGTTCACCGTGCTGTTAATCGTCGCCAGCAGCCCAGCATAGGCAGGGCGCAGCACCGTGGCAGCGCTATGCTCTTGGGCGACAGGTGTGAGCAGTTCCACCGTGTAGGCAGACACTGAGGCGATGGTGACCTGCGTCACTGTGTCGCCGTCAACCAGAAACGCCTTTGCGCCGATGCTCACCCACTCAGGGGCGATGTCTCGCAGCGACAGATACTCTGAGCCGCTGGCGATACCGTGCGTTGGGGCTGCGCGCATCCAGTCGGGGAACAGAAAGTCGGCGTTCTGCTTGGTCGCCATGAGACGGCTGAAACGCAGCATGTCGTCTCGGTGCGCGAGGCTGGTGAAATCGACACGGCGACGCGGGGTGCTGCGAAGCGCGCGACGCTGCTCGTAGCCACTGCGCGACGTGAAGGTGTCCGTTTTATAGGACAGCGTGACTTCAGGTGCGTTCGACCAGTTGGGCCGGAAGGGAAAGGTCTCTGGCATCAACCACCGCCCATCGCTTGCTTGAAGGCGCGGGGATTGTTGCGAACCAGATTCATGATCGCCTTTTCCCCGGCCTTGGTGTTCGCACCCTTGCTGAAGAAGTCTTCAGCGTCAAACGTGTTGACGATCTTCACGTCACCGCGACCACCGCCGCCGTTGAGCATATGACGCGGGTCGTCGCGCGTCAGGACTTCTTCGCCGCGCATGAGGATGCTTGGGACTTCACCCGGCTTCAGACCCGCGATACCGCCAGAGTGGTAGCGGGTTGCGTTGGCGAACATGGCGGGGTTGATGCTGCGGAACTGACCGCCGCTACCAACTACACCGCCGCTGTGGAACTGAAGACCGCTCAGATTGAAGTTGGAGAAGCCGCCACCAAGGCTGTTCGTCGCTGCGCCTGCACCACCACCGCCCAGACCGCCACCGATGCTCGACAGCAACCCAGACACCAGATTGAAGATGATCTGTTGCTGGATCATCTGTGCGATCTGAATGAGGAAGTTCGCGGCGAACTCACGGAACGCGGTCAGCAGCGACCCGAAAGCGTTTTCGCCGTTGGCAACAGCCTGTGCGAATTTGTCGATGGCGCTGACGGCCAGACTGGTGAACGTGTTCGCAATCTGCTGACCGCCGATACCCAGAATCGAGGTCCACTGGCGCGTGGATTCGTTCAGCGCGTCCTGCTTCAGTTTCAGCGTATCGAGCGCCTCACTGGACAGGCCGAGTGCTTCCGCGTTCGCGATCTGGTAGTCCAGCAGTTGCTGTGCTGCGTCTCGCAGCGCTCCGTTGGTGGTGCCCAGTTGCTCTTCCAGAGCGCGAGCAGTGCCGGTGTTGCCCCGTTCCAGTTCACTCTGGATCTGCGCCTGAATACTATCACGCAGCGCCAAGAGTTCGTTGACCTTGGTTTGAAGTTCACCTTGGACTACGCCTGTGGTTTGCAGGTCGAACCCTGCGCCCACGCTGCTGCGGATTGCAGACTCTTGGTCGCCGGTAAGCTGCGCGTTCGGGTCGTTCAGTTTGTCGCGCAACTTGGCGCGGGCAGCCGCAATGGCTTCCTGAACCGCCTGTTCCTTCTGCGCAGCCAACAACGCTTCGCCTTGAAGCCCGACCAATTCGCGCTGCGCTTCCACGGAGCGCTGCCGCTTTGAAACTTCGTCTTCGAGGTCGGCGTTGAACTCGCGTTGCTGTTCGCCACGCTTATCGTCAACCTCTTTCGCACCTTCAGTGATCGAAAGGTTGGGTTGACCGAGAATGTCCGCCTCGCGCATACGGCGCGAATAGTTGATCGGCTTCCCGTTGCGACCAAGGTTGCGGCCAGCGGCACGCTCACTGGCAGTCCTGTCGTTGGCAAGCTGGCGAACCGCTGCTGCGATTTCTTCTTCCGTGCCCTCGCGCAACACAGGTTCAAGCGTCTGTGCCAACCGCTTCGAGTTGACACCGTAGTTGTAATACAGCGAAATAATTGCGCCCTGCTGCTGCGCGCTGAACTTTTTGAAGCGTTCACCACCGAGTCGCTTTTCCAGAACGTCGATGAGGCTATTGATACGACGATCAAGGTCACGCTCTGCGCCCTCTTTGGTGGTCGTGTCGCCATACTGCACCCGACGATATGTGCCGTCAGGGTTAGTAATCGTGTCGCTACCAAAGCCGAGACGCGGAGTCCCTTCATCGTTGTAAGCCTTGCGGCTGAACTTGCCGCCGATACCTTCCAGTTCGCGCAGCAGCGCTTTGGCTTGGAACAGGCCGGTGTTTTGCTGTTTCGCAAGCGCCGCCGCCTCACGTTCCGCCTGTTCGGCGGAGCGCTTTCGTGTCTCGGCAATCTGCTTTAGTTGCGTGTTGTATTCGTCGGCTTTCTTGTTAAGCCGCTCCTGAACCAACTCTTCCGCAATACGACGCTCTTCGGCGTTGCGTGGTGCCCCCAGTTCGCGATTCACCTCCACGCGGATGCGCTTTATATCCTCCGCTAGTTTCTTTTGCTTCTCGGCTTCGGTTGTAACCTTACCTTCAGCCTTGGCCCGCTCCCGTGCATCGCGATAGGTGTCGCGCACCGTCGTCTGCGACTGCTTCTGGATGCCCAGCAGTTCGTTTGCGCGCTTGATTTCTGCTGCGTAGAAGGCCGAGTCCGACGCAGTTGCACCAGTAAACCCAGTGGCAGTCCGCTTGATACCTCCACCCGCGCGAGCGAGGATTGCGTCAAGTTCTGACTGAGGTGCAGCGGCAGTCGCGGCGGGGCGGGTCGTCCTTCCGAATGCACTGGCGGCTGCAATTGCAGTGGCTGGGTTGACTACCAGCCCTGCACCAAAGATCGACGCTCCTACAGGATTGCTGGAAATTTTGTCGATACCGCCGACAATGTCAGAAATCACATTCGCCACAGCCGTAAGTGCGGTGACGATCCCTTGAATCACGTTGCTGTTGGCAAGGCTGGTCTTTAGGCGCTCCCACGAATCCGAGAGATTGTTGATCGCCTTATCCCACGGGCCGTCCGCCTCGCGTGCCAGATTACCGTAACGCTCTGTCAGGATTTTCGTGGCTTCAGCATTTGCGCCAAGTGCATCACCGTTCTCGATCAGCGCGCGGATGCTGTTAAGTTCACTGTCTGTGAAGGCGTTGATCTGCTTATCGAGTTCCACCAGTGCGTCATAACCGCCCGTGAGAGCGTCAGCCAGCGACTGCGCAGCGGTTGGAATGTCGCTCCCCAGCACAACCGCCAGACCCTTGGCAGCCTCACCGAAGTCGCGAATAGCAGACTGGTCGAAACCCGACTTGGTCGCAATACGAACAATCTTCATGGCATCGTCGGTCGCAATGCCGATTGCTGCCATCGACTTGGCAACCTTTACCAGTTCGCCAGCGTTGTAATTTGCCCCGTCTGCGGTTGCCCTGAGAACGGCTTGCAAATCACGCAGACGATCCGCTGCGGTGAGTGCTTCGTTGATCGCTATGACCAATGTGCCAATTGCGGCAACAGCGCCGCCAATCGCAGCCGGGAAGTAGCGGAACGCACCCGTAACAGCGTTCCCCACTTTCGGGAACAACTGAAGAATCTGACCGCCCTGTTGCGCCAACGTCTGTGACAGCGAAGTCCCCGACGCAAGTTGCGTAGCAATATCGTTGAACTGGAACAGCAGGTTCTGGGTCTGGTAGGGATTCAGGCCGAACAGTTGCGGGTTGGACTGTTCGCCCAACTGCTCAGATTTACGGCGAACTGCTTCCAGTGCCTTGACGTATTCCTTCTGGCTGAGGATCGACTTACCTGTGGTTTTATCGACCGTCGTGAGAGCCTTGTCGAGTTTCGCCGTCTCACGGACAAGAAACTGTTCAGCATAACCGGCGCGGTCAAACTCGCGGCGCAGTTCCTGCACGTAGGTCGAGAGACTCTGAAACTCGCGGTCGGCCTTTTCGGCTGCCAGCGCAGAACCGTCCAAGCCAGCCTTGAAGCGCTGCAACTGTGCGTCGGCTTGGCCTTGCGACAGGAAGCCGCCTGACACCGCTGCATTGAGTCGGCTCTGCTCGTCTGCCAGTAGGCGCGAAGCCTTGGCTGCCGGGTCGAGTGCTTCTGCCACGTCGCGGGCGTAGCGCTGCACCTGTGCGAGCGCGTCGGCGGTTTCTTTGGCCTGTGCTTCTGCAACCTTCAGCGCAGCAGCGGCGTCGCGGGTTGAGGCAGCGTCTTCGGCAGCGAACACAGGCGCAAAGGTGCGTTCCAGATCGGTCTGTCGTATGGCGCGCAGTCCGGTGTTGCCACTGGTTCCACCGGTCACACCAGTGTTGCGATTAACGGTCGCAGCGACGGCGCGGTTGTTGGCAGCACGTTCCGCTTCAGCACCGGCAGCCTTCTCAGCAACCGTCAACTTATTCAGCGTGTCAATCTGCTTCAGGTATTCGGCGTTGGTCTGGCGAATAGCGCCTGCCACGTCACCCTGAACGGCACGGATGGACTGCGTTGCGTCTCGCGCATCGGCAATCTTACCGATCAGCGCGTCAATGCGCCCAATGTCAGCCTGCAACCCGGAAGTCTGACTCTTCAGATCACGGGCAACCTTGGACAACGCCCCCTTGGTTACGTCCTGCTCACGCGGCCCTACGAACGTCTTCGACAGTTGCTGCTGGTAGCGCGCCTCAGTTGCCGTCAACTCTTCAATGCGGCGGCGGCGTTCCGTGATGCTGTTGTTGAGTGCTGCAAGGCGACCCGATTGCAGGTCGTAAGCCTTACTGGCAGAAACAAGGCCGGAATCCAGTTTCTTGAACAGGGCGTCGAGACTGCCAAGGTTCTTGCCCAGATCCTCGACAAACTTCCCGACGCCACCGCTGCCGCCCTGAAGCGCAGTTCCAGCGCTGCCCAGATCCTTCAGCGACTTTGCGACTGTGTCTAGCGCCTTGGATGCTTCATCCTGCGCTTTGACCCTCAGTTCAACATTGACGCTGCGACCGGCCACTAGGCTTCTCCGTTCATCTTCTTAATGAAATCGTTGAACGACTTCACTGTCTCTTTGGAAGCAGTCATTCCCGTGGTGCCGGTGGCCTTCTGGATAATCACCGCGAGACTGACTAGATTCCTATTCTGCCTCTCTACCACGAGTTCGGCTTCTTCCCAAATCCTTGCGATAGGGTAAGCGTAGACATCAGAATGCCCGTGGTCGAGCAGCAGGCTACAGTGTGCCCTTAGTTGTCTGACCCAACTGCCAATGTCGTCATCGGCGCGTTCAGTTGCTGGATTAGCCCGGCCAGCAGGGCGAAGAACTTTTTTGGCGGCATCTCCGGGGAGAACGTCAATTCGCCAATCTTCATCAGCGCATCAACTTGAACCGGCAACGGCAGCGACCGCGCAATGGCGACTTCTTCTTCCCAGTATTCGGTTTCAGGACGCCCACCAGAGGCAAGCGCGATTCCTTCTGCGATGACGATGGGGAACTGTGTGACGATACCTTCGACGCTGCTGAGAACATCTGAAGCCTGACTGCGACCCGACAGATTGTCGAACAGCACAGCAAGGTCTTCGCGGTGGCGACTGTAAAGCCCAAACACCTGATCGGCGGAAACCCCGCTGACAGTGAATTTCTCACTGCCAACGAGGACTTCGCGCTTCGGGATGGTGATGTTACGGAGTGACATGGTCCCTTAGCCCTTCCGTTACGCCGATGGCTGGCCGTCAATGTAGATGGCAGCCTTGTTGTAGGCAGTGTCTTCAAGGATTTCGACGTTCAGCGGAAGCTGAAGCCAGTCGTCGCCCTTGAGGTTGAAGTCACCGTTGGCGCTCAACTTGACATACGGCATGTAGAAGTCGTTGTCTTCGCCATCCGGGTTGTCGGCCACGTAACGCAGCGCACCTTCGATTTCGGTCGAACCCGAGATGATCTGCTTGCGCGACACAGCAGCGCGGTCGTAGGTTACGACCATCGTCGAAGCATCGGCAATCGTGCTGGTGTCGGGGATGTAGATCGTCCCGCGAACAGCATCGACCGTAAAGTCAGTACCGAGCGTCTTGGCGACAGAACTGACAGTGATACCCACGTTGCTGATCGAACGAACGCCGGTAGGATTGCCGCCGCTGATACCAAGCTGGTAGTAGTGACCCTTCTTCGTGCCAGCGAAAGTTTCGGTCTGTGCAGTGGCCGAAGTCTGAGCCAGCGTCGAAGTCGAACCGAAGAAGAACAGAGCAAGGTTTTCGGCGTTGATGTCGTCGAGAACCAGCGAGCCTGTGCGGTTGGTCTGAAGCGTGACCGACTTATCCTTCACGCGAACGCCGGAGTCCGACGAAAAGTGTTCCAGTTTGTCGCTCTGAATATTCACCGAGAACGAAGGCGAGTTGCCCACGTAGCGCCATGAGTCAGGCGTGTGCGTGCCACTCTTGAAGTTTGCGACAAACACCTTGCCGCGACCGATGGTCTGATTACCGTAGCTTAGCGCCATTTTCAACTCCTTTGGTTTGCGTCACCATTACAGTGATTGTGGGGCAAAAGAAAGCCCCGATGAAAAGGAGTCTCTTGACTCCGCTTACGGCTCAGGTCCATTCCTGTCCGAATCTCAAACATACGGCGACTCGGCCTTATCGACGATGTGCAGTTCGACCATCAGGTGAAACCCAGCATAGGCCGAAAGTTCGTTCGCAGGTCGCACAGTCCCGCTGCCAAAGCGCAGCCCCAGCAACCCGTAAGTTCGCTCGGACAAACCGAAAATCTGCCGTTCACCGTCAACAGCGCGACGCTTCAACTGCGCTGCCAGATACTTACGAACGTCAGCCAGTAGCGGGTAGACGGGGTCTGTCGGATTCTGTCGGTCGTCTACCGTCCAACCCTGCAAAATCAACGGCCACATATATTCCGTGGTCGCCTTATCTGCCACCATGTCGTTGATCAGGTCTGTTTCTGACGCAGCCTCAAGCACCGACAGCATCGGGATCGGGTCGCCTTCACCGAAGAACGCGCGACCGCGATACACGCGAGGCGTCGTCACACCGTCGCCGGGATCGAAGTCTGCCAGATTGGACTGGTAGCCGTTCGCCGGGGTGATCGTCTTGAGTCCGTTGACCAAGCCTTTCAGGATCGTGAGTTTCGCGGGATCGGGCATCACAGATCCTTCCGGTTCATCTGGCGGGTGAACTCAGCGTCCAGCCACTCCGAAATATCGGGAATAAGGTCTTCGGCAACGGTGTAGAACACTTGCGAACTGGACGGGCCGAACAAAAGATACAGGCCCTTGCTGATCGGGCGCACCTTGTACTTACCCTTGATCGTCTCACCGTCTTTCAGGCGAACCGCCAAGCCTATGTTCCGATTGTCTTCGGTGATCGGCGCGGTGCCACGGCGCAACGGGACAAACAGCAACGGGTTACGCAGAGTCTTGAAACTGGCGTCACCGACGTGCAACCGCTTTGCTTGCGTCCACGGTTGCTTCGAGCCGCTGGCAAACTGCGCAAGACTGGTAGGCCGAAACGTGGTGCTGATCACACCTTCGTAGGTTTCGCCCGTGTCGATCTTCATGGTCAGTTTGTCGTTCAGATACGACGCTGTCCAGTTGATCTGTGAACGCATCCTGCGACTTGCTTCGGTGCGGGCGCGCTGCGTGATGCGCGGAATGGTCAGCGCAATAGCGCGCTTCGTGCGCTCAGGAAGCTGCGACACGTCTTCCAGTGCGTCAGACAACCCCTGAATGAACACCGCATACTCAGCCATTGGTGGGCACCGGAAGCCCAGCGGCATCCGCCTCAAGCAACGGCGTAACGCGCGCCGTGACAAACTGGTCGTCCAGTGGATACCAGAACTCAACGCGATACGCCTCACCGGCTTCCACGGAGACTGTGGCACCCTGACGAAGATATTCGGGCAGTTCGGAGCGTTTGAAGCGGAGTCGATCCTCTGTGATCGCCATCAACGCCTCACCGCCGTAAATAGAAGACTCGCCAATGTTCGGCATGTCTGAGCGCCTATGGACCCGCACAGTGACAGGCACCGGGGTCGCGTTAGGCACGGGAATGTAGAGGGCCGCAACCGAGGCTTCGCCGTGAACGACGTTGCGCATTTCGCGCTTAAGTTCTCGGAAGCGGCCCACTGGTCGTCAGTCCAGCGCAGCAGCGAGGTCGTCGCTGCCCGACAGAGACACGATACCGTCACCCAGCTTTTCGAACAGGGCAACTTCCGCTTCACCTTCCGGCTCACGGGCAGCACCCAGTTCCAGCAGTTCCTTCAGATCCTTGGCAGAACCAGTGAAGGGCGTGCCGGGTTCGATCACACCGTTGATATTGTGAACGGCCACCAGAACCTTCTTCGGCTTCTTTGGAGTCGGAGTAGGCTTGGCAGCGGGCTTCGTTTCAACTTTCTCAGTCATTCATCACCTATTTGTGGAGGCGGGGAACACGGCCATACCCCGCCTCAGTTCGATCAGTTGACAGCAGAGACGATCTTGAAGGTGGCATCCGGGTTGACCGGGATCATCAGGGGAGCGGACTCCCACGACATATGCTCGGTCTTCACACGTCCACCCTGCATGAAGTTCTTCGGGAAGATCGGCAGCGCTTGGAAGTCCGCGTCCATGTCCACGATGCGACCAAAGGCTTGGATGCCCATGATGGCTTCAGGATTGGCGCAGAACACCATGTCCTTGGCACCAAGGTAACGCTGCGACGTGCCGCTGTTGTCCACGTAGGTCTCGTTGTTGACCCACAGGTTCAGCGTCTGGCCGCTAGGACCGCCCACCGAGATGGTGCCGACCTGAAACACCTTGCCGGTCGAACCGATAAGGCCGCGTTCGATGCGAACGTCACTGCGCTGTGCTTCGAACTCCATCGCCTTCTGAAGCGCGACATCATTCTTGATGACGGCCCAGACGGAACCACCCATGATGATGTCAACGGGGATACCGCCGAACTCAGCATCGGTCATGGTGTCGATGGTGGACTGAACGCGATCCATGAAGGACACGCCCGAGTCACCGAAGCGGTTACCTGAAGTCAGCGTGACGGTCTGACCGGCTGCACGACCGAAGTCCACAGCCACGGCTTCACCCGACTCGTAACGAACGGTTACTGCGGCGTCGATGATCGCCTTGGCGCGCATCCACTCCCAGCGGCGTTCGATTGCCATCATGGCCTGTGCGGTCATTTCGGCGCGAAGCAGGTTGCGGCGCTGCGCGGGGCTGATCGTCATCTGCTGGACCATCGAGTCGATGCCCGGTGCAGTCGAGAGCAGGCGGAACGGGTCGATCTGCTCTTCTACCACGATGTTCGCAGGCTTGAAGCGCTTCGCGCTGCTGCGGTCGTTGTAGACGCCCGTGCCACGGCCAAGGGGCTTCACGAAAGCGGCCAGCTTGCGGGTCGGAACCGGCAGCTTTTCGAAGTCGATCCACTCATCGGTGGTTGCGATCTGGCGCGTGAAGTATTTGCCGAACTGCCACGTTTCGGGCTTGGTAGCGCGCATCATGCCAAGGCTGGTGCGAGTGTCCCAGAGTTCATACGGATTAGCCATTTCCAGATTCCTTTATCAGATGGCCGTGGTCGAGGTACGGCTGACGAAACGCAGACGCGAGTTGGCGGCGTTGTAACCCTGCTTCTTCGCAACCGTGTCGAAGGACGAGTCCCAGATCAGCGGCGAGTCGGCGTCGGTGTTGAACGAGCCTTCGAGGGCAACTTCACCCTTGATGGTGGTGTTCGACGCGCCCGAAGTCGCAGGCTGCAACAGCACACCGATGGGCTTGATCGCGCTCGATTCGGTGGCGTTGTAAGTCGCCGCAACCAGCTTGCCGCCCGACAGACCAACCACGGTGAACTGCGCGAGAGTCAGCGAGTCACCGAGCAGGATGCGAACAGGCTGCTGAATGCCGGGTTCGTTGTTTGCCAGCAGGAACTGGTTTTCGTAGGTGTCGATGGTCTCGAAAGCCGGGACACCGTGAGTGGCCGAAGAGCCATTCTGGTAGTTGGGATAAGTCGGCATGTGTCGATCCTTTCAGGTTACTTGGCGAAACCAAGGCCAAGCTGCTTGGCGAGGGCCAGCGTCTCGGCTGCGACATCGGCGTCAGCGTTGCCGCCGTTGCCCTGCGGTGCGCCACCGATTTCCGGGTTGCCATTCGACATGGCGGCGTCGAAGCCGCCTTCGACAGTTTCAGCAACAGGTGCGGGAGCCACAGCCTTGGGCGAAACTGCCAGTGCAGCGATGGCGTCTTCTGCGTTCATGGAAGTCTTGAACGCGAAGTGGTTTGCGAGGTCTTCGCGGCCCTTGGCGTCTTCGCTGCCGAGAATGGCACCGATGCGAGCCGTGGCTTCGACAGCACCTTCAGCACGCGCTGCGGCAACTGCCTGTTCGTGGACGGCCTGTTCAACGACCGCCGCGTCCGTCGTAGGAGTGGTCATGTTTTCTTCTCCATGTGGAGTTGACAGATCGGCGCAAAACTGCGCCACGGCGTCGTCAAGCGGACCAATAGAATCGGCCAACCCAATCGACACTGCTTGCGTGGCAGTGTAGGTCAGTGCTTCCGTGTCACGGACAGCCTGTTCCTCCATGCCCCGGTTCCGTGCCACGTTGGACACGAAAACATCGTAGAGTTCGTCAATGCGAACCTGAATGCGGGCCTTCACATCATCAGACAGAGGTTCGCTGGCATTACCATCGACCTTGTGCTTGCCTGCGAAGATGAAGGTCTGCTTGACACCCATTTCGTCATACATCTTCGACAGGTCGATGTGCGACGTGACAACGCCGATGCTGCCGACACCGCCAGTCTTGCTGACAACGATGCTGTCTGCCACCGAAGCGATGGCGTAGGCAGCCGAATACGCGGCTTCATGGGCGAATGCGCGAATGGGCTTCTCACCCTTGCGCTCGTAAATCTTGTCCGCTGCTTCAAAGCAACCGGCGACCATGCCACCGGGGCTGTTGCACAGTAGCGCGACACCGCGAACATTGGCGTCGTCGAGACCGCGAAGCACAGCGCGCATGATGTATTCGTAACCTGTCGCCCAGTTACCGAGCGCATAGGGGAAGTTGTGCAGCAGGACTCCGCGCACCGGGACGAACAGAATGCCGTCTACCACTTCGTAGGGGCGGTAAGCGCGCTCCCAATCTTCACACTCCCAGAAGTCGTCGCCCATGTGGGCCGTGGCTTCAGTGAGGCGGGCGAAGTCTGCGTTGCCGGAAAGATGTGCTGCCAGTGCGTTGAACTGCGCTGCGCTGTCGAGTGCGACCAGTGTGGGCTGTCCGGTGAACTGTGCGGTCAGGAAATCACTCATTGTTGTCACCCTGCTGATTGGTTGCCATTGCAGCGGCGTTTGCCGCCAGAACAGCAGGATCGGTCCCCGTGAACATCAGGCCCATTGCTTCACGCATCTGCATTTCGCGGCGAAGCTGACGATAAACCTTGCGCCAGTCCTTACCGAGACGGGCAAGTTCGTCTTCCGCCGTCGAAAGGCCATTGGTGATGCGCAGCACAGCAGCCTGCGTTTCCTTGTATTCGTCGATCTGGCCGCGCGATGCACCGATCCAGTCGCACTTGGAAATCGCGTCGAAGTTCAGGTTCAGGCGACCGTTGGTGTAAAGCAGCGCTGCCCGGTTCTTGGGCATCGACGTGATCTGACCCTTGTTGATCGCTTCTTCGAGCCACAGCCGGAAAACGATGGTCGCATACTTGTCGGCAATCAGTTTCTTGCGCGACTGCATGAACTTCCACGTCTCGGTCATCGCAGCGCGGGCCGACGAATAGTTCGTCTTGGTGTAGTCCCGCGAAAGCTGTTCGTAAGACACACCCATGCTGGCAGCGATGTAACGCAGCAACGATGCTTCGAACTCAGGCTGAATCCCAGACTTACCGGGGCTGAGCAGTTCTAGTTTCGTGCCGGGATACAGATGCGGTATCTTGACGCCGTCGATCTGAAGCCCGCGATTGGTTCCAGCATACTGTGCAACCGAAGACAGGTAGCCTTCTGCGTAGTTCGTGACCATCTCCTGCACCTTGTCAGGGGTCGGCTGACCACCACCAAGGGCTGCGAATACCTGATCGCTCGGCAGTTCAGACGTGATCGCTGCGGCATACATCGCCTGCGTTACCGCGTGCTGGATGTTCAGGTCGCGCCATGTGTGGCCGATCTTGGTAGCCTTCAGCGAAGTGGCAAGGTCCGTGAGTCCGCGAGACTGGTCGGGACGAATCTGTTCGAACAGATGGATGACCTGAAGGCGACCCCACGGCTTGCGAATGGGAATCTCTTTCCACTCGGGCAACGCAATATCCCCGAAGATCGGGCCGAAGTCGTTGGGATGCTCTGTGCGGATCTGGTAGGAAATTGGAGCGCCACGCTTGTTGTAGCGGATTCCGTTTCGCACGTTGTTGTCGTTGATGAGATTCGTTGTTGGTGACGTGCTGAGACGGTCCAGATCGACAAACTGAATTGCCGTGTTGAACGGTGCGCCGTCGTCCTTGACCCACTCGACAGCAGCGAGCATTTCGCCAGCCATGAAGTGAACGCCGACTGCCAGGCGCACCTGCTGCGTAAAGTTGTTGGTGCGCGCCGCGTCGATCCAGTGGTCGGCAGAGTCGGAGTAAAGTTCCCACTTCTCTTCGACTTCTTCCTGAAACTCTTCTTCCCATGTGTCATCCTGCGTGCCGAAAGCAACCTTCGACAGCGGGCGGCAGTTCAGCAGGTAGTGGCTGCCAACGATGTTGTCTTTGTGAAGGTTGCTGCCACCCTGAATGTAGGCGTCGTTGCGCAACACGTCACGGGCGCGACCGTCGATGGTCTGCTTCTCGGGAAGGATTTCAGCGTCAGCCGACTTGAGCGGTGACGACCAAAGTGCGATGCTGCTGTCAAAGCGGTCAGCCGCTTCGAATGGACCCATTGCCATGTCGCCCGCTGGCGCGGCGGGGACCGTCACCGTGGAACCAGCGGGCGTTTCGAGTGACGGAAGGGAGGGGCCGTCATCGAACAGGTGGTCGAACTCACCGCGCATCAGAAGTAAATCCGCATCGGGCCGCTGGTAACTGTGTTGCCGAGCAGCGCTGCGATCTGGTCCTGAAGTTCCTTGATATAGGCGCGAAGGCTCGACGTTTCAGCCTTGCTGTAGACAACCCGTTCGCCGTTGAAGTCGCGAACCTCTGTTACACCCTTACCGATAAGGGCGTTGTGCAGCGCCGTTTCGGCTTCTGCGAGGCGCGTCTGAAGTTCGATAAGGGTTGCCATATACATTGTGCCATTCGCACAAAGTAACCCACGATGCAACCATTTAGTGATTCGGACGAAGAAGTCAAGCGTTAGTTGATATTTGTTTCAACCTAAAAACGAAACATCGCCTGATAGCGCCACCACCTGCTCTTGGTCAAAAACCAGCGCAATTATGATATTCACAAGGTAGTCGAGATTGTCCGTCCCGGTGACAAATACATCACCGAAGAAGTCAATCAACCACTGCGAACCTTCGTCCATCAGGCAAACGCCTCTGCGACCACGGCGACCGGTGTATTGGACTGATCGAGTCTGCGAACGCTGATCTGGTCAGCGTTGGTGATGCCGACAATCTTGCGCGACGTTGCATTCAAGATAGGCATCGCCTCGCCCGTGCCGCCCCGGCGATATTCGACAGTGGTGCCAGTGGCGTTGACAATCTCAAGCGCACCGCACGAAATGTCGGCAAATGCGACGAAGTTGGCACCAGTGGCAGAAGTATCGACCTTGGCTATGGAGACGCTCGACGCGCCTACGCTCATCACTGCCACCGGCAGCGGATTGGTGGGTGACACATCAAGAGCAGTGTCGTTCGGACCGTATTGAACCTTCACGCGGGGGTGGACCACATTGTCGATGTCGTCGCCCGCAAGCCACTGCCCACCACTGGTTTGGAAGCCATCGGTCATACTTGCTCCTGCATAGAGAGTGGTTGCCATATCACCATTTTAGTGACACGGCAACTCAGCCCAACGCTGCGCCGAGTTCCGCGAGACTGAGTCGCTTTTTCTCACCTTCGATCTGTGGTCGGGTTTCACCGCCGCCGCCGAACACCAGCGGGTTTTCATCCCACGGCCCGGCCCAGATTGGCGGCTTCTCCCAGTCGATGAAACGTATGCGAATATCAGGGTGGTCGCAGATGGCGACGCAGTAGGCGAGCAAATCGAAGGCTTCGTTGCGACGGCGAGACGGATTGATCCACCCCTTCGAAGGGTCGCGGATTTCGGTGGTAAGCTGCGAATACAGCCAGTCCTGCGCCCAGCGTGGAAAGTGAATCTGTCCACCCGGTTCATCGCGACCAAGCATGTTGTTGACTTGGTCTTTCACGATATTGGAGTTCACCAGCCACACCGGAACGTCGCCACGGGCAATCGCGAACTTGTCCTTCTGCTGACTGTTCGGATAGGAGATGCGGATTGGCGCTGTTTCGCTGCGACTGGGGGCACCCTTGACCAAGTGGAAGCGTTCCGCTTGACCGTTGGACCGCAGTCGCCGGTAGAAGTCGTAGGCGTTGGCCGTCACACCGTCAGCACCACCAGAGTCGCAGGCTGCGATCTTCACGGCCATGCGGCGACCGGAGTCGTCGTTCAGGGGGTACGACTTTTCCAGAACCTGCGATACCAACAAGTCCCAGTCTTCGGGATGCGCAGCAGGATCTAGGCCCTGGCGCTCACCAACATCATTTCGACGCTCAGATTTTGTGATCTTGAACATATCGACGTGGTAGATGTCGAAGCCGTCGCTGACGCCGAAGACGTGAACAACGAAGCTGGGTCGGCCACCAGCTTGAACGTCGATTGTGGCGACAAGGAAACGCACCCTATCTCCCACGTAAGGGTCACCGTTTTCATCGTGTCCTCCCCAGTCTTCGGCGCGGGCTTTGAGGGTTTCTGGGAGTCTGCCACCTTCTAAGGTTTTAGGCAGATACGCTTCACCCTGATCGACGTTGACCGTGGTGCGCAGTGGGCCTTCGTCGCCGGTCGCCTCGTAGTCGTTCAAGGCATTGAGGTATTTCTTCACCAGTTCCGGCCAATCGGTGAAGCCTGCTGCGGGGCCGAACATGTGGAATGATGCGATGTCGCTGCGGCGAGCGGTGCCGGTGACTTCACCGGTTGCTGGATTCCACGTCTGACCCGACTTCACCCACTTAGCAGAGCGATTCAGTTCACGCTGCTGGCGCGGTTCCATGTAGCCGCCGCAGTGCGGGCAAACCATGACCGTCTGCTCAGCCATCTCCATGATGTCTTTGCTGTCGAGGGTCGGCCATTGCAGAAGTTTGAACTGAGGTTGGAACGCAGACTCACACTGAGGGCAACCCCAGTACCAGCGTCGCCTGTCGCCACGGTTGTAGAGCGCAAGCACACCCTTGGTCGGTGGTGCCTCATGCGGGTCGTTCGCCATCCACTTTGGATCTTCGACATCGAAGCCGGGGGACGCCTCTGCCACGGTCATGCCATAGCGGCGAAAAGTTTGCGCGCGTTTTTTGGCTAGATCATAGGGGTTACCTTCACCATCAATGTCTTGCGGCATACGATCTAGGTCCATCAACCAGAGGCGAGGAATCGTTTTACCGGACAGGTTGTTGATGGTCGGCCAAAGGGTCAGCAAGCGCATCCCTGAAAGGAAGTGCTTGTCGAATACGTTGTCGTTTTGGCGACCCGGCATGAGGCGCTTTTTCAGTTCAGGACTGTTGCGAAGCGCCTTTGCAAGATCAGCCTGCGACCAGTCTCGCGCTGTATGTTGGGCCATGTGAATCACAGCCAAATCGGCAGGATCGGTTATGGCCGTGTGGCATAACCAATTGATTGCCATAGAACTTTTCCCCGTCCTCGCAGGACCAACAAAGATCATCCCTGTAAAGTCCAGACTCGTCAGCACGTCCATCGGCTCACGCAGATACGGCGTCTTGTCGAGGCTGAACGGGCCTTCGTGCTGGCCGGGGTTCTTGACGATGTGGTAACGCTCGGCAGCCTCAGACACAGTGATACGCTCTGGTGGACGCACTGCATCTGCCGTGGCAAGTATCATTTCTTCGATGGAGTTGTAGGCGGGCATTACAGTAGCGACACTCGCTTTCCGTTAATGTCGAACCACTGTTCGTCTCCGAAATCGCCGTTGTCACAGCGGTCGCAAATGTTGTGGACGATGCGAACAACTTGCGGCGGAATGTCAGGATCAATGGACCTGTCGTAATCCATTCGATTTCCACAGCCGCTGCACTCTAGGCGGATTGGATTATTCATCACAGCAACCCCGAATAATAGTCGGACCACATCGAGTCCCAGTGTTGATGATGCTCTTCCGCACACGGACGACACAGCCGCACGCAACGATTTGGATCTACTGGCGTATTCTCGCGACCTTCGATCCCAGTTACATGATAGGCCGTGCGCGACGACTCTTCCTGCACCTTCCACAGCGAGCCGCAGTTCCAGCAGCCGCCAAACAGATGGCGCGAAACCCACACGATCTTTGACACCGTTGACCAGTAGACGCGCCACTTTAGGCCGTGGAGTTTCCACGGAATGCTATTCGGTTTCATCTTCGACCGCCTTCCAGAAAACTGTGTTGCCCCAGAGACTGCCGTAGTCGCGCTTAACTTTGCCGTGCTTCTCCAAGCGCCTGAGTCTGCGATAAACCCAAGGGGTGTCGATCCAGCGATAGTCGGGCTTACGATTAAGTCTGCCCGCAATGTGAAAGGTTTGCGTGTATCCGCCGAAGCCTACAGCCTCGATGATTTCGGCATCTGTCGGGGACTGCCTACTCATCTTCAACTCCCACGCCAACTTCAGCAATCCGAGACGGCGTTTGCTGCTGCTTCGGCATCTCAACCAGTGCTTCGTGCAAATCCTTCTGGAACTGGTCGCACATCGACTGTAGCTTCTCCAACTGGTCGTCGCTGAGACCTTCTTCGCGCATCCCTTCTGTGATGAGCGGGATGCGGTCCTTGATCAGCATGAACACCTGACCCATGACGCCCAGCACCTTTTCGGTCGGCCACGCCTCACCAGTTTCAAGCAGCGTCTTGTTACGGATTCGCTCTGCTTCCCAGAAGACCTTCGAAATGTTGGTCGGCATGTCAGCCGGATTCAGGGATCGCAGATACGTGCGAATGTCCATCTTCGGCTTGAGCAGATACGGCACCACACTGGCGAAGTCATAGAGTGGTCGGTTCTGCGCCGATCCAGCGTGACCGACCGGCGTGACTGTCTGCAACCGGCGCGCCACCGTCTCTTGGTGCAGGCGAAGCACTTTGCCTAGAAACGAGACGCCCACCGGCATGTAGAAGTCCTTCTCAGGAACTTCGTGACCGCGACCAGTGGACGCCATGCGAATGCGTCGCTGGCCTTCGGGCGACTGGTAGAAGTCGTACATCTTCGACTGCTCGGCCTGTTGTTCGGCCTGCACTTCGGGATACTTGTCGCGAGTGCGGGGACGACCGATGCGGGGTTGCGGTGCTGCGGGTGCAGTGGTTGGTTCGTCGTCGAAGATGTCGGAGAAGTCGTCCGTCATACAGACTCATCGTTCACGCGAGGGTCGATGCGCATTTGCGGGTATTTCCGCTTCAGGTTTTCTTCGGCCCACTGTTGCCGGATTTTGATGAACTCGGCAGATGCCGACCACTCAACCCGCTGATAATCAGCCGCCAACTGGTCGTGACTGACGCCCATCGCACTGGCGACCTTTTCGATCAGATCCTTGGCGAACTCCGAAATAGGAAACACGTCAACGCAGTCTCCCACTGGTAGGATCTGCGGTGCGTCCCCAGTGACATATCCGCCGTCGTGATATTTCTCATCACTCACAAACAGTCTCGATTCCCAATGCTGCCAACTACCATTTGACCACGTCTCGAATGAGCCAAAACTCGATCTGAGACGCCATTTTTGGCTTGGCTCCAATTTCAACATTCGAGTGATTAGGCGATTAGCGGTTGATGGTCAAGCCCTCGGCGTGGTAGTCAGTGACTCGGTTCAACAACAGCATAGGAGGCGGCGATGAGTCTTTCCCGTAACGAGCGGTAAGGTGGCCGAGTTTCCTTCCCATTTTCGACAACGCTGCCCCGGTTCAGGATTCACCTGTTCTGGGGCTTTTCACGAATCGGTTGACACTCGTTACGTGTTTGGGTAGGTATGCCTTGCCCACCAAGGCCCGACACGCCCTCCCTGTGTTGCGCGGCCTACAGAACCCCCGACGCTCCATTCCCGGCGTCGGGGGTTTTTCATTACATAGGGTAGGAGTGGTGATGCGAGCAGACTTAGGTCTGGAATCGGTAGCTGAGCATAGTTGCGTGGTGAGATAGGATCGAGACCCCAGACCACGCCATCGCTCCAACGACACCTTTGCCTATCGGTCTAGGTGCTATCGAGGCTTTGGCGGCTGTGCCAGTGTGACGAAACAGCCGCCGCCCTACTCCAACATCCCCACAAACCGCCAATCATCAACAGCATCTGCCACGCCTGCATCAGCGCGCTGGGACACCCTGACACAGAAAACCCAGCACTTTCAAGGGTGCTGGGTCTCCGTGGGACTGCTATGGACAATGTCTGGTAGCGGGAGAGGGAGCGTTACGGTGTTGATTTTATTAGGTTATTCGGTGTTGCACCGCTGCTGGACCGCTTCATCCTGCCCGAGTTCGGCAAGTTCTTTGGCTGTTTCATTGCGGTTCATGGGGGGAGCCTTTCGTCAAAAAACGGTGACGCCACGGTCAGCCAGTCGCGCTTTTTCGCGCGAATACACAGCGAGCATCTCCGCCGCAGAAAGCCCGCGAGGTATAACGATCAGTGAGTTGAGCGTTGTTGGGAAGGAATAGCCCGCCGAGTTGCCGAAGTTGGGGTTGCCGATGCCGATTTGAGGAAGGGCGGGCGCGTCCAAGGCCATCGGGGTGGAAGATGTGTATGCGCTACCGCCACCCCACTGGAGCACCCTGCCAGATACAGAAGAGTGCGAGAGGCCCACGAAAATCGAATCGCCAGTGGCCGCGCCTGCCGGTGCTGCGACACTCGCACTCGATCCATTGGTCTGAACTGTGTAAACTGCGCCTGTGCTGGTCACATAAAGGTTGGCGTTGAAATTTCGACCGATCTGCGAGCCTTCGTCAATGATGATCGCTGGTGTCCCGGAACCATGACGTTGGAATACGGCCATGACCGTGACATTTGCCGAGACAGTGAATGGCGTCACCAGTCCATTGAATCCGCTGCCAAGTGTCAACGCGCCCGCGCCAACTGTCGGGGCCAGCGCCAAGGTGATGGTCACAGTCGCGCCAGAACCGCCGCCTGCCGTGCTGATCGTAGCCGTAGGAGCCACCGTGTAGCTGCCGTGGCTGGTGATGACGATGGCAGTCGGAACGCCCGAACCGTTGGTGATGGCAAAGCCAGCGGCCCCTGAACCAGTACCGCCCGAAAACACCAGTGCAACCTTAGACGACACTGGATAACCTGTGCCACCCGATGCACTTCCGAACAGCGCTCTGGTCAGCGGTTGATCTGCAACTAGATCAAGATTTGATGGGTTATCGCTGCCGAAGAACCAATGCCCGGCGGCCTCCGGCTCATACGGCAGATTGATCATAGGCGACAGGAGTGAAGCGTCTGCCGGGTATGAAGATGCGCCCGGAATCGTGACGTTGAGCTTGATGACGGGAGAAAGTACCATGTTAGGCCTCCAAATTGAAAATTGGGATTTCGAAATGCGGCGGAAGGTGCGGGAAACTGTGCATAGTACCTGCCAGAACTGACGTGTCGGAAGTACTGTCGCGCAGGTTCCCAGACGCCGCAGATGCGGCGACCGAAAGGCCAGAGCCGCGATAGTCCAGCGCGTATCGTAGCTTGGCATTGGTCGAGAGCGCACGATTGAGCGTCATCGTCACGGCATCACCAGAGGTGCTTACCGCGATGTTGCTCAATGTCAGCGTGCCCGCGTCATCGACTACCTTGAACCCCATATCCGTTGCCGCCGCCAGCGTAGTCGTATCAAGCACAAGCGGGCGTGTTGGCACCCGAAACAGGGCTGTGAGTGTAGTACCATTGGCTCGCGTCGTGGCGCTAATAGGCCAGATCGCATCAGGCTTACGCGCCTCCCACACCAACTGCTGATAGGCCCGACCGAATACCCGGCCACGCCGCCACTGTGACGTTGGTGTCATATGGATCGTATCGCCCGTGTAGGCTTCGTTTGCGCGGTTGCCGACCATATGGATGCGCGGATTTGCCTTCACCGCATCAAACGCGCCAAGGATCGCCGCCGACGATGTTGTGGCTTTCCACGGTGGCTGACAAATGATCAAATGGACAGGGCTGGACTGCCCGGTGATCGCCTGTGCATCAGTCGTCATATCAGCCTGCAACTGGCTGAGTGCCGCAGCATATGTGGCGCGCGCCGTTGCAGCATCTGCGTCGGCTTCACCTTGATCATAGCAGACGGCGTGAAGCACATAGGCCACACCGGCGGCGGTTGCACGTGCCTTGGCCTCTGTGACGTGGTCAATGAAGTTGACGTACCATGCCGCCGCCTTGTTCAGTTGGTTGATCCGATACCCGCCATGCCCCGGTGCCGACGCGAAGATAACCGTCGAAGTGGTAGCCTGATCGCGTTCAATCGCGCGTTGGATGGCATAGTTCGATGCAGAACTAGTAGGGCTTTCCGACATCGGGCTAGCATTGCCTTCGCCATTGGCGTTGTCCTCGTAAAGCGCGCGCGTCGTCGTTGTGCCGGGTGAAGTATTAGTTCCGCCGACCGAGTTTCCCGGCTTGTTCGACCGAGGGCCACCGCCGAATGTAAGGTTGGCGTAGGGCTGCGCGGCAGTGACCGGTGAAATGCCACTGGCGTTGACCTGTCCTGTAGAGTTGCTCTGCCCGTAAACGATCAGACCATTCCAGCCATCCGCCGTGGGCTGCGCGCGATCCGCTGTCGATATGGCAATGGCTGCCACACTTGTGCCTGCTGACAGCCGGTCAACGCCGGAGCCATAAAGCCCGCCAGTCGCACTATCGACACCCAACACAGTGCCGTTTGCAGCATCTGTGATAACGGGGAACCTGCCAGAAATACCTGAAAATCCGAGAATGCCCGCAGTTCGGCCTAGCAACCGCCGCACAAGCCGACGCACGCCGCTGCCGTCTAATTCACCAGTGTTGCGGTTTGCTCCCAAGAACAGTCCGCTGAGCGCGTCCACCACCATCGGATGAATTACATCGGCTGTGCCAGAATAACCCTGCACGTTTTGCTGCGCGAATGCAGCCCTGTTATAGGACTTCTCAAGCGCGCTTAACTTTGGGACGATAGCCCCTGCCTCCGCAGCATTTTCCGCAGCCGCCGCCGCCGCATCCCCCGCCTTCCTCCCATCGCTATCGTCCTCCCGAACCCACGTAAGCGGGTCAGCCACGGTCAGCACATAAACACCGCCATCGCGCGTGATCGTGCTGTCACCCACTTCCAGCAGCGCGTTGGTGTAGGCTTCCAGTTCGGTTTCGTCAGCGAAGGGCTGGTTACCGAGGAAGGATTGCAGGGATGCACGGTCGGCTTGCGTGGTGGCTTCCGCAGCCGCCGCAACGGCGGTGTCAGCCGCTCCCGCTTCCCAGCCAGTGTCCTGAACCACCTTCTGAATCGAAGGCACCTCAACACCGCCATCCAGCGTCACCGTCGCATCAGGCCCACCGTTCGTGAAGCCGTCGATGCGCTCCATATTCGTGACTGCTTTGTCAACGGCAGCCTGCATTTCAGATGCTGTGGTCATTGGTCGCCTTTCAAAATCTCATGCTTCACTTTCTCGCCATCGCGCCAGACGCGCCATTTCCCCGGCGCGCAGAT